TCAAAATGAAAGAAGAGGGAATCAACGTTCCCGCGTTGCCTTGCAATTTTATCCGGTGTGCCAATCGAAAAGAGGCGAAAAAGATGATCCTTGCTCTCACGTCTCAGTATGGCAACATGACAGAGGACGGGCTGTATGAGTTTCTGGAGGAATCCGGCATCGGGTTTGAAGAGATGCGGGATTGCTTCAATTTTCCGGAAATCAACATGGACGATTTCGGTGCCGGATATTATGGAGATGACGACAAGGGCAACGATGACGGCTTTGAGATGCCCGACCATGAATCAATTGAGACAGATATAAAGCTGGGTGACCTGTTTGAAATTGGCCCGCATCGATTGTTGTGCGGGGATAGTACCGACCCCGATCAGGTGGCAAGGCTTATGAATGGGGAAAAGGCGGTTTTGTGCAATACAGACCCGCCATATGGTATCAATTTTGTAAAACTTTCACAATCAAAAGGCCAAAGCAAGGGATATAACGATATAGAAAATGACGACTTTAAAGCGGGGGAGTTTCAAGAATTTTTAGAAAAGTCTATAAAAGCAAGCTTGCAACACTTAACTGATAATTGCGCTTTCTATTTCTGGCATCCGATGTTAACTCAGGGTTATTTCGCCGCCGCCGCCGCCGCCGCCGCCGCCGCCGATATAATTATTCACAGACAAATAATATGGGTTAAACCCACATTTATTTTTGGGCGCGGTGATTATCACTGGAGACATGAGTTGTGTTTTTATGGCTGGGTAAAGGGGCATAGACCTAACTTTTACGGCGAACGAAATCAAAATACAATTTGGGAGTTTGCAAGGGAAAATGATAAAATTCACCCTACTCAAAAACCAGTTAAGATTTTTGAAATACCAATACAAAATCACACGCTAAAAGGACAAATTGTTTACGAACCATTCACGGGCAGTGGTTCACAATATGTAGCCGCACACCAACTAAAACGCAAATGTTACGGCATGGAAATCGACCCTAAATACTGCCAAGTCATTATTGACCGGATGATAAGGCTTGATGACACGCTTGAAATAAAGAAAAACGGAGTGCCATACCAACGCGAAAGCATGGCGTCTTAATTAATCAACCCACCCGAAAGGAAGTGACATGAATCAAAAGAAACGACTCAGCCTGAAAGAAGTGGCCGGCAAGCTCGACATCAGCTACAAAAACGCCTTGTCGCTTGCCCATGAAAAGGTCATCCCGGCGTTCAAGTTCAAGCCGACCGGGCAATGGTACATTTATGAGGATGATTTTAATTTATTTGTCAATAGCAAACAATATTTCAAAATAGATCAAGAGGACGACGACCAAACGACCTAATCAAGCCTTGATTCGTCAAGCCTGATCTCTATCCTGTCAAATCCGGCTCCCGACTGTTTGTAAAATCCTTTGGATTTTGCGAACAAGTAGAGCTCACGACCAAGACAGCGCAAAAACTCCCGGATCACATCCGGACCGCTCTTAGGCCAACTATCCCACCTTACCGCATCTTTGCAACCGCCCGCCCGAACCCAAGATAATTCAATGATTTGGGCGACATCCTGCAAGTCATCCGCGTCACACGCCACCCTGACGGCATGAAATCGCCGCTCAAATACCGACCATCCCAATTTGCGATAATCATCTTTTCCCATGTCCTAAATCATAACGATAAATTTTTGGTAAGTCAAGCTTTTTGGATTGTAATTTATGATCAATCTGTGTCTATTTTGTGCTATCCGTGTCGGTCAATGTCCATTCGCGTCAATTTGTGGTTTGAGATTTTCCATTATTAGGTATGGGACAAGACCGAATCAAGCCCCCAAAAGGGGAAAAGAAGTTAAAATCATCCAAGCAATCCAATGGCTCAAAGGGATCCAGGCAATCCAAGCAGAAGGAACAGCCGAAACCTAAGCCGGGCAATGTCAAAAACCGGCCACTGCTCATGACCGACGAGGTGGTTGAACAGATATGCAAGCTGATTTCGCTTGGCAATTACGAATGCGTGGTGGCTCAGGCTGTAGGGATAAGCCAGCAAGTCCTGATTGAATGGAAGAAGCGGGGGAAAAATTCCACTCATGGCGTGTATCGGGATTTCTGGCTGAAATATAGGAAAGCTAAAGCGGAGTTTATTACCCGCGCCACCGCCAGGATTCAGAAAATCGCTTTTGACGCTGACAGCAAATCATGGCAAGCCCTGGCATGGATGCTTGAACGCCGTTACCCTAAACAATACGGAAAGAAAGAGCTAAATTTCGACGATGTCGGCCGAGGTGGAATCCAAGTCAACATCAATCCTTGCGTCATGCCAAAATTAAAACAATCAGAGATTGATCAGCAAATGGGGGGCAATGGGGCCAACCTAACGGAACTTCTGGAAGGGGAGGATATGGAGGGCGGCGGAGATGCCTAAAATGATCAATGTATCACCAAAATTTCTCCCCTCCCAGGTCCCGTTTTATGCCGATGATTCCAGCCCGTATCCGTGTTTTATAGGTGGATATCGTTCCGGAAAGACTCATATCGGATGTCAGAAGATGATCAAAAGTATGTTTATGAATTTCAGCCATGCCGGACGGCCGGTCAATTTTCTTGTCGTTGCCCCGACTCATTCCCTGTTGAAAACAGTCATTATCCCCAAAATCAAAGAACTCATCCCAACTTATGGAATCAAACCGGACATCAATCTGTCGGACATGGTCGTCACCACTCCGATCGGATTGATATATCTCCGATCAGGGTTCCAGCCAGAAACCATTATCGGGTTTGAGGTGGGCGGAGTATGGATTGACGAGCCCGGCGTCCAGAAGAGGGAGGCACTTGACCGATCAGCCGCCCGGTTATCTGATATCGGCTCTCGTACTATGCAGACCATTCTGACCGGCACACCAGAACCCGGAAAACAAGAAAATTGGTGGGAAGACTTTTGTGATACAGCAGGCGTCCAGATATACCGATCGTCCACCCGTGAAGCCGTGGAATACGGAACCATCGACAAGACCTATATTGACCGGCTAAAGACCATCTATTCTGATAAACTCCTGCAAGCCTACATTGACGGCGAATTTGTCAACATAAATGAGCATTTGATGTTTTACGAGTTTCGAAACGAACCCCCACACATTCATTCTTACACCTTCAATCCCGAGCTTCCCGTCCTGCTGGCCTGGGATTTCAACGTCAACCCGCTTTGCGTGAATATAGCTCAAATGGAAACCGGCAAGATCAGGGTATTTGACGAGGTTCACCTTGCCAATTCCGACACCCGGCAAGCGGCGGATCAGATTGTCAGTCGATACGACAAGGCTAAGGTATTCTATGTTTTTGGGGACGCCTCGGCCCGGGCCAGAGACACGCGAAACAGCAAGGTAACGGACATGGATATCATCGTCGCTAAGCTCCAGAAAGCCCAGAAGCAGGTATACAACCGGATCAACACGTCAAACCCCAGTATCCGAAACACGGCCAACCTTGTCAACGGGATTCTGGCTCCATCGAACGGCGACCCGCTACTGTCAGTTGATCCCCGGTGCAAACATATTATCAAAGATTTTCTGAACGTAACGGGCGACAAGGCCAACGACGAGCGGCTTGGATTCGGGCATCACGCGGATGGGATTCGATATTTGTGTGATAAGATTTTCGGCAAACAGGCAATCAGAAAGGCGGCTTAAGGGTGGCTTATATTATATCCGACAACGATAACTTATTGGCTCCGCGGATTACCAATACCAACATAGCCCGGCACCATGCGGATTATGATAAATATAATTCCGAGTGGTCCGACCTGTTTGATTTCTATAAGGCCGGATTTGACCTTGATATCAAGAAGGTATTGACCAAGTTTTTCAGGGAAGACGACAAGGAATATGATTACCGATGCAACGTCACCCCCTATATCAATTTCCCCAGGTCAATCATTGAATTTCTGCCAAAGATGGTTTTCGAGCAGGACATTACATGGAACCTCCCCGCCTATGCCGATTCCAACGCCTTGCCCTTGATGGATATCGACATTAATGGAACAATGCTGGACAAGTATGTCAAGGAAATGATTATCCTGTCTCGGTGTGTCGGCAAGATGTACACCCTAGTTGATATTTCCGGCATTGACGGAGACCGGCGGCCGTATGTGGTCACCTACCTCCCAACATCCGTCATCAACTGGAGAAAATCAAGAGACGGATTTGACTGGATCGTTTTTGAGGAAACCAATACCGTCCAGCCACAGATAACCGACAACCCGGAAGAGGTCAAGACCTATCGATACTGGAGCCGAAATGAAATTGCTGTTTGGGAGGTCCGAAAAAACTCATACAGGCTGATCCACAACGTCCCGAACGATATCGGGGAGGTTCCGGTCGTCGAGTTTTCACCCCTGGTTAACCTTTCCGGGCTGAATATTGTCGATTCCGGGTTTTATGACCTTGTCCAGGTCAACCGGGCATGGACAACCATCCTCTCAAACATGTTGTTAAACATGATCCTGCAGAACGGCCAGCTTGTCTTGCCGACCGAATCCGTGGTTGAGGCAACCAAGTCGGGCTATGGCGATGCCAACATTGACCCCTCTGAGATTGAACGTACCGAGGCCAAAAAAATGAAGCTCAATTCCGCCATTACCGAGCAGGGAGAAAGCAAAGGAACATCCCGAATTATCGCACCGGCCAATACCATTCCCCAGCACTTGGACGGGATGAATGCCATGATGGATCTGATGTATAAAATAGGCGGAATTGCATATATGGACGACCGTGGAGAATCGGGCGTAACTAAGTCCTATAGATTCAAGGAAACCAAGTCAAACCTGGCGCACCTTGCCGACCAAGGGGAAATCTATGAGAAAAACATCATCTATTTCATGGCGCGGATGAAAGATAAAACCCGCACCGTCAACATGGACGACATCAAGATTGAATTCGAGCGTGATTATGACACCGAAACCATCCTTGACAAAATTAATCAGATCAAGGCCGTGGGTGATACCTTCCTGTCCTGGTCTGAGACATTCCTTAAGGCGTTCCTTGAAGAGCGCCTGAACAGCATGATCAAAAATGTTGATAATAAAGCACGACAAAAGATCGCGGCCGAGGTGGGAGCGATGGTCTACGATAAGGCACTAATGAAGAGCCTGAGTACAAGCCCGCCCGCGTCCGGATCAAATCTAACTATCTAACCAAAACCAATGTCAAACCAAACCAGATTGAAACCCATAACACAAAGGAGAAATCTCAACATGGGTAAGAAGATCGCTATTGTGTTGCTGACGGCTTGCTTCATCATTCTGCCTGCCGTCATGTTTTTGACGGTTGACAGTTCCCAGGCATGGGTGACCGCCGGTCGGAATGTGACTCTGATCGATTCGGTCACCGTCAAGGTGAACACCAACTATCTCAAACAGCTGAAGGGCATCAACTCTTATCGGAGCGTGGTTGACCTGCTGTTTGAGTGGTCCAAGGCCGGGACCTGCGAAACTATCGATTTCGTCGTTTTGAGTGGCGGTAAATTTGATTCCACCGCCCGAATGAGCATTGTCAACAGCCCCTACGAAACCGGCGCACTGGGAACCACTACCGTCGTCAAGCCTGCTTATTTTCGATTACAGCTTGATTCCCTCCAGGCTCAGGTTGACACTAGCTTCCATTTGTCAGGATATGGTTACGGCGTGGACACCATTAAGGTTCATGTCCCCGTCACCGTTCCCGCCAATGCCGAATACGTCTATGTCAAAACCAAATGGACCAACGCGGCCGCGAACGACAGTTCCAACACCTTGCGAATCAACGCCTGGTAAACAACGTAAATAACCAAGAACCAAAATAAGGAGAAAAACCATGAGTGACGAGAACAAAGACAAAAATCCGGGTCAGAACACTGATCCCAAGCCTATCGAAGAGCAGTATACACAGCTTAAAACCCTGTATGATACTGTCTATGGCGAAAAGACGACCCTAACCAAGGAAAACGGGAAGCTTTCAACCGAACTTAAAACCATCAAAGCCCAGCTTGACGAGATCAAAAAGCTGGAAGCGTTCAAAGACCTGAACCCCGATCGGGTCGGAGAATACCTCCAGGTGGATGAGATCATTAAGGCCAAGGGAATTGAGATCGAGAAGGTTGAAAGCAAGTACAAAAAGCAGATTGAGGATCTTCGGAAGGAGCTGGAAAACCAGCTCAACACCGAGAAAACGGCCAAATCATCGCTTCAGGTGGAGTATGACACCTACCGGAAAAACTCGATCATTCTTGAAAACTTGCCCGAGCTGAACAAGGGAGCGCCCAAAAAGCACCTCTTGGAAATGCTGTCAAAACAGTTCGAGAATGACGCCGACCATCCCGGAGAAATCAAATTCACCCGGCGACCCGAGGACCCAATGACGGGGAAAAAGACCACCGTCACCGAGGCCATCGACATCCTGCGTGAAGACCAAGATTTTGCTTTTTATTTCCCGGCCAAGTCTGCCAATGGTTCCGACTCTCATGGATCGAATACTAACACGACTGGTGCTTTCCGGTTGTCAGGGAACCCGGAAGCCGACTGGAAAGCGGCCAAAGAAAACAGAACCCAGTAAACAATTTCAAACAATCAAGGAGTAATGGGGTATGGCAAACGATTTCAGAGCGCAGACTTCCTATTTTCGAGGGATTCTGGATGCAGGGTTTAAGATGGAAATGGACCTGCTTAAAACTTGCCGATACGACATTTCGGCCGACATGGCCGGAGCGAAAAGCATGACCATCCGTGGCGTGAGCGATGTTACCCTGGAGAATTACACCGGAGCCGACCTGACCGCGGCCCGGGCGACCGTAAATTCCGACACCCTGACCCTGGACAAATGGAAAGCGGCCACCGCCCGAATCCAGCGGGGCGATTACGAAAGTGACGCCCAGCTTCAGCAGCTGATGAACGACATCGCGGGAAAATTTGTCCGGCAAACCAAACAGCTCGTCAATACCGAGATTTGCGCCCAGTATGCGGTCGCGACGGCTCTTTACAGCGACGCAAGCCCGGCCGTATTGACCCCGGTAAATGCTTGGGTCAAACTTAACGAGTTTGTGACCGCCTTTGAGGAGGCCAACGTCCCGGATGAAGACCGGATTATAGTGATTCCGCCCGCTGTTGCCGGGCTACTGACCGACGTCAAAAACCTGAAAGGGATTAATGGCTCCATCACCGCCCAGATTGTCACCTGTAACCAGGTGTCAAGCACCGGTTCCGGAGCCGAAAAGATTTACCGGATTCTTGGCTATTCCAAAGACTGGTTATTGGCCGGTCTCGGAATTGACGAGGTAAAAATGGGCGATATCGGCGAACTTAATTTCGGACAGTACATCAAGGCATTGATTCTGTACGGTGTCGATCCGGCTACCAATGTTATTGGTACTCACGGATGGACCATGAGCGCCCAGGTTGACAATAGTGTACTGTCAGCTTAACAGTTTTAACCAATAGGGACTAAATAGGGCGGATTCCGGTACGATACCGGCCGCCCTCCCTATGACGAGGAGGATTAACCCAAATGGCAAAAATGAAACAATCCAATTTTGCGATTTCAGATAGCCCGGCCGGCCCAACCCCTGAGCCGATGATCCACGCCCGCGATGTTTTCAATGACGCCATACCGACCCCGGTCAAGTTTTACGGGCTATACAAGCTGATCCGCAAAGCTGACGGGATTACGTTCTACATCAGCAAGAAAGAGGCGGAGGCGTTTAAGGCCAGTAAGAAAATGGTTGAACAGTTTGACATTGAAGGACCGATCGAATGAGCCTTGTTGTCGGAACCAATAGTTACATTACAGTCGCCGAGGCCGATACCCTGCTTGCAGATCATCCCGATGCTGCAATTTGGACAGCCCTTACCTCTGCAGAAAAATCAACATGGCTGATCCACGCCTGCAACCAGCTCGAAACATTGTCATTCAGAGGATCGAAAGTCGAAACGACCCAAGCCCTGGCATTCCCGCGCAACTTTGACACCATTTCGAATTACACTCCAAACAACGTCAAGATCGGCCAAGCCTTGCAGGCTCTATGGCTATCCCAGAATTACGAACGGCAAAAGGAACGGCTACACCTGGACGACCTGAATATTGGTAATTACGGAGTGGGTGACGTTACTGAAGTAAGGTTCAAGGTCAGCACGTGGATATGCTCAGAGGCACGCGCCAGGGTATTTATATATGTCAACAATTATATGAACTTCCCGGAAGTTTCCCGGACGTAAAGGACCCATTATAAATGCCAACCGATATCCAGGCAGTAAAAAACATCTTTGGTCAAACGGAGCTATTCATCAAAAACCAGTTTCAGCGGGTGGCCCTGTACGATTCCGGCTCGATTGAGGCGTTTGTTTTGAAGATCGGCGCACTGAAAGACAACAATGACAAGTATTTGACTGATTTTGTGGACAAAAACCTGGCAAAAGAGTATATCATTCAAGCCCGAAAAGAAGCAAAGAAACTAGGCTTGCAGAACTCGGTTAGCGTGTCATTTGCTACCAAGCAATACCTGGATGACATCAAAAATCAGTTTTTGACAATGAACAGGCAATATTATGAGGGTGCGGTCAAAGCGGTCCGGCATTTTGGGAACGTCTTTAGCCAACTCCAGCCGACCGACATCATCAAAGGCGGCATCAAGGAAATCAATCTTATTGTCCGTGAGGCCGTTATCAACGAAATGACCGGGGCGCAACTGACCAAACAACTGGCGGACTATGTAAGCCAGGACGCGGCCGGAATATTCAACAAGGTGACCGATCAAACAGGGATTACCAAGCTACAATCGATCAATTCGGTTACCGGTAAGGTGATCAATTATGACCCGGTCAGCCTGGCTGAAACATGGGCGCGGACGGCCATGAGGGACATGACCGAACGGGCGCGGCATGACTACTATCTGGCCAACAAGCTTGACCTGGTGATTGTATCCAGTCACGGCGATGCTTGCCCGCTTTGCGTTCCGTGGGAGGGTCGGATATTGTCGATTACAGGCAAGACCGAAGGGTATTATACGGTTGACCAGGCGCGGGCGGCCGGGCTGTTCCATCCCAATTGTGAGCACAACACCTATTCCTATTATGCGAATGAGGAGAAAGCCGTCGGAGCCAAGCCGGAGTTTAGTAATCTGACCGAGTACCAAGAAAAACTTGTCACCAAGGCGGGGGTAACGGCATGAGTAGTCCGAAATTTTTTGGCATGAATCAGCCTGCTTTTGAAATGACCGGAGACATGGATCCCGATACCGGATTTTTGACCGAAACCGGCGGCATACAATTCAAGGCCCGGGTGATAAAATCTCAGCAGCGGATCATGGGCCCTGATCGATCAGAAATCCAGACCAATTATAAGCTCTATACCGAATATACCAACCTAACACCCGGCAGCAAGGTCAGTATCGACGGCGGAGTGACAAGCTATGACGTTTTGTCGGTTGAGATTGTTCAGGACATGGCGGCAAGGACCCTGTACCACATTGTAACCATCTAAGGAATTGGGATAATGGCAGACACCTCCAACATAACGGTCAAAATCAATAGCGAAGCCCTAAATAAAGTCATCTCTGATTGTGCCAAGCCGGAATATATAAACGCCGGATTACGCGCTTTTGCGCTCTGGGTACAAGGTGAGGTACAAGAGAAGGCTCCCCACGTTACTGGCGCCCTGCAATCTTCAACCGTTATCGATGATCCGGAGTACCTGCACACAGAAATTAACAAGCGCGGGGACGTGATCACCTCCGACAAAATGCCTGACGCCCGGTTTCAGGTCAGGCAGGCTATTGAATACGCTAAGGAGGTTTTTGAGCGGAACGGGAGCCCGACCGGTGATCCGAAAATCCTACTCAAATCCGGCACGAATAAATCAATGTTCATCGAAAAATTCAAAAAGGGATTCATGGATGCGGCCGGAATCCACGACGAAAAGGAGCCGATAAATGGCTGATATATTCAGCATTGCCAAAGCTATCAAGGAATATCTGCTCGACCAGCCTGAATTATCCACAGAAACTATTTGGCTCATGAATTACCCGGCAGTGGAAACTGTCGGCATCTTGATCAGCGTCACACATAACGCTCAGGATGAGAATTTTGAACGCATCCCGGTAACTATTGATGTGGCCGTGAAGGGGAAAAAAGAGAACATCAAAAGCATTTACACGAAATTGGAATCTATCGAATCGTTCATAATTGGGAATATGATAGACATCTCGGACGGGGCCGGGAAAACCTATCGCATTCTCAGACTGTTACCGTTCGGAGATCGGGCAACCGAATTTTCGGACGACAAAATCAACATCTATCACTACCGGGTGTACCAAGCAATTTTGGTGCTGATAGAAGAACTGGAAGGCGTCCCGGACCCTGACGGCAGGTAATCCGGGTAAAAATTAATCAGCATGGGGCAAAAGTAACACTAACAACAAGCAATCATAACACCACAGGAGGTTATGGAATATGGCTGATGTTTTGGATGTAGTAACCAACCTTAAGCAGGGACCCGCAACGGTCTATATCACACCTTACGATTCCGGCGGATCACTGGCGGCCGATGACATTGTTATCGGACTGGCGTTGAATGGGGTGGATTGTACCCTAACAGAAACCTTTCGGAAACGGACTGCCGATTCGATTTTGTTTCCGATCAAATACGTGCTCGAAAGCGTGGCCTTTGTTGCAACGGCAGTGTGTCAGGATATGAGTCCGAGCTTTATCAATCAGTTTTTGGGGGGTGAATTGGTGACCGCCGTCGGTGATGCCACCAAAACCCGGATCAATGTTGAGACCACTACTCCCTTTCGGCTGGAGTATGGGGCAAATGTTAAGATTGTGGACAACGTTGATACTGACGACGTGATCGAAATTGTCAAGGCCGAAGTTTACGTTGAATCTCTTGACCTGTCGAAGTCAACCAAAAAGAACATGACTTTCACCGTTAAGATGGAAGCCGTTCATCCCAATTCCGGTACCACCGTTGTCAAAATCGGATCAACCTCGGCCGCTTAACCACAGCCCAAACCAACAGAAGGAGAAAAGCATACAATGAAACGGATCGTAATCCTGATTATGGCCTTGCTGGTGTGTGTCGGATTCGTCGGCCAGAACATGGCCGCGGTCGATACCACTTACGTCAAGGTCGGAACCAATGTCAGTGTTCGGGGCAACTGGTTTGAAACCAACCTGTCAACAGCTTTCGGCGTGACGGTGAAATACGTCATGCTCCAGCTTGACGATTCTTTGCTTGTCAAGTACAAAGTGATGTGCGGGTTTCGGTATACCGACAAGGGCGACACCAACAAAATTTTCATGGCTGACCCGGTGGTACCCTATAAAACCCTTAACGGAGCCGCCGACACCTTGCGGCTTAAACCGATTTATGTTGATACCGAGAAAGACTCGGCCGAATTTAATTTCTTGGATTCGGCTTTTGTGCTGACCGGTGTTGCTGAATCCGGCCGGTTCCTGATCTACGAGGTGCCGCCTCGGGCTCATCGGTTCTGCATTTTCCCGATGGTAACAACCACGGTGGCAAACAGCAAGCTCCGGCTCAACGTGTACCGCTATAAGTGGTAAGCACCTGGTATTAACGTTAACCGCGAATGATCAACCTCTCCGGCGGTTCCCGGCATTCGAGCCGGGCCGCCGGTGATGGTTAAATGTGCGAAGGATGAACAAGGCAAAAAGGAAATGAGAAAGGAATAAAGGAATTATGAAAACCAAGGCCATATCCAACGAAAACAAACGGCGGATAGACGAGATTGTCAATCAGCCCATCGAGATCACCATTGACGGCATTGCTTTCACCTGCAGGAAAAGGAGCCTGCTCTATATACTGGGCGTCAACAAGGCTCCGCTAAAGATCACCCAAGCATTAACCGGAATCAGCAAGGGCGAAAGCTCAGAAGCCGAAATCATGGAGGCCATGACCGGCCTATATGACATCATCCGGGAAATTGTAATCGACCCGGCCGGACAAGACCTGGATGACCTTTTGGCAGCTTGGGATACCAAACACGTCATGGATTTATTCAACACCTACTGCTATGGGGCCAATACCGGTAAGGCGGCCGTGAACAAGAAAGAGATTGAAGAGGTTATTGACCAAGCAAAAAACTCCTAACCGGGGACGGATTTTGGGCATTATACCGGATCATCCCCAAGGATTTTAATGGATACCCGGCAGAATCACCGGCAAAACGATTTGAGATCATGACGGGACTTATGTCATACGATTTTGACCTGGCGTTTAATGTGCGCCTGGCGCAAGAGAAAGATAAACAAAAGGAAGAGGATGAAAAGAATAACCCGAAAGGATCCTGCGGCGGCAACTATGGAAATTATGGGAGAGAACGAAAGGTTAAGTTTTCCGGGTCGGTCAAGGACTGGATTAAAACCGGCGGAGCGGCCGGAAACGCATTTATCCAAGTGAACAAGAAACCACAAGGATAAGGGAGAACAAAAGGTAATGGCAGGAAACCTGATAGGTCAAGTACTTCTTGGATTAGGGCTTGATACTGATGCACTAAAAAAACAAATCCCAAGCATTGAGGATATGTTCAAAGGGCTGGGCAAAAAGATCATTGCGGGCGCAAGTTTAGCATCGGTTGGATTAGCTATTAAAGCATCCATTGATGCATTTTCTGGGCTCCAGGACAAAATGGCACTGATAGATACCCTGGGCGCGTCAGATGATCGCGGGATTGCCGGACTGAAAAATCAACTCATTGAATTATCCAAACAATTACCCATATCATCATCGGAGCTTGCCGAGGCCGCATACCAGGGGCTATCGGCCGGGATTGCATTCGATAAAGTTGGTGCGGCGGCCAAAATAGCCGGAATGGGGGCGCGGGCTGGCGTGTCTGATACAAAAACCGCGATGGATGCACTCACCACCGTGATGAATGTCTGGGGTGAAGAGGTCGGCGACGCCGAGGCTGTTATGGATATTTTTTTGACCACACAGAATCTCGGAAAAACCACAATGGGAGAGCTTGCCGCGTCGATTGGAGGTGTTGCGGCAACCGCTGCGGGTATGGGCGTTTCGTTTCGAGAGGTTTCGGCAGCAACGGCGACACTTACTTTGGCCGGAGTCAATACCGCCGCCAGTATGACCGGTTTGAAAGCGGTTCTATCCAATATAGCAAAGCCCTCACAAGATGCCTCGGCTATGGCAAAAGAGTTGGGTGTTGACTTTTCAGTTGCCGCCTTGCAGTCCCAAGGGTTCGCGGGATGGACGAATACTTTAAAGGAAAAACTAGAGGAATATACACTAAAGGGCGGGAACGCAACCGATGCGAATACCAAGCTATGGGGGTCAGTCGAAGCCCTGAATGTCATGCTGAACCTGACCAGCACTGAAGGCGGAATAAAGTTCAATGATTTTTTGGGGAAAATGAACGATTCGGCTGGAACAACGCAGGAGATGTTCGGCAAGGTGAATGACACCTTTTCCAGCCAGTGGACAATTTTGAAAAATCAATTATTCCCGGTTCTCGAATCCTTGGGTTCTGCATTTGTGACAGTCCTTATCCCGGCTATGCAACTTGCCGGGCCGATCATCAAGGCACTGGCTGAATATTTTGTGACCTATGTTGGTCAAATGGTCGATTCGGCAAAAGCGATAGGAACCGCTTTCGGTGCTGTTGGTGACGCCTGGTCATGGATTACTGGAACAGCCGGACTTGAAGAACAGGCAGCGGCCTATCTGGAAGCCGAAAAGCTCAGAAAAGCGGCGGCTGATAAAGCGGTTGAAGATGCAAAGGCAGCAGAAAAGGCGATACTGGAAGCTAAGAACGCGAAATGGGAAGAGACCAAAAAATATT